CGTAACTCAAACATTGAGTCTATCTTATAATCTACGCTCATAGTGCTCCTCCAAATGCCGCCTGTAATTCCATATCTGCTTCTAACCTTATTTTACCAGGTGTAAAGCTATATTGCACTTTCCTAATTCCTGCTGGGGTATTGAGTGCTTTTGACATCTTGCTATTAAATATTTGCTGAAACCCAGAGGCCTTGATTGAGTTGTTTACTAACTGTCCGCCAAAATATCTTCCGTAATGTAATCTAAACTGATTGCTTGATGCACGTCCACCAGGGCTTCTAACGGTCACAGAAGATCCTTTAGGCATGAACACTGTTATCCCATTCAATTCGAATACAAGTCGCTCAGCCGACCTTGGACGGATTATGACGGGCATTCCAGCTTCCATCACTGAAGCCTTGTTTGCAAAAATATACTTCTTCTTCTGTTTTTTGTTCTTTGATGGAACTGCAGTCTTAGATAGTTTAAAATCATATCCTATTCTAAATGAAAGTCCATCTGCATCAAGTCTTTTTATTTTAAATAGCCTTGATGTTTCCTGCCCCGTTTTATTCCATTCATACATATGGTGAAGAGCGGTTGGCTTTATTCTTGCAGATGAATCTATAAATTCACCAAAGTCTTTTTCTATTTGATTAAATATAGTTGTTTTAAATAAATTTTTAAATGCAGCATTTGATGTAAGTCTTCCGAGCACCTGTGCTTGATAATATAAAAATGCAGATACTTGTGCAACTGTTGAATCCATTAGAACTCCTGGCGGAGATCCCGCCATAGGCTTTTCTAGTCCGATTGAGGTTTGTAATAGTGCAACACTAGAGTCCAATTACCTGATTCTCCGATCTACGGGCTGAAGAGTTGTATCCTAGTATTCCGCCAAATGGGTCTGTAATTGGTGTGCTACCTGTTAACTCAAATACCGTAGGTGTCTCAACTGGATAATTTAATTCTGTCCAAATTGGAGAATCAGAAAGATCTCTGATGTTAGTAATTTTTTCTCGTATAGTTATTCTGTTTTCTGTTCTAATTTCAATGGTCTGCTGATTGATATATGTATTGCCTATTGTTTGCTTGTCTCCAGAGCGTGAGGATGTATTTGTAATCATTCCTTTTGCATGGCATGGAACTGTTCTAGAGTATATCCATTCTTTTTTCATAGCCCCAGTATCTGGGTCTTGCGTATCTTGCTGAATGTATACGTCCATTTTCATATTCAAAATAGAGTCAACAATGCTATTCATTTTATATCAAAACCATTTTATTAATTACATAAGGAAGCAATAGCTGATCTACATAGTTATTGCCTGTTCCAGTAAATGTGGTTGAATTAAAATCAAACTTCCAGTCAAATGTTGATATGCTCTTGATATACTTGTTTCTCCAGACTTTGTCTTTAGAGAAATAGTCTCTCATTAATTCAATAGTTGCCAGCTCAATTTCATCTGGTACTTCATGCCAGCCATACTTTCCAGATATCTTATATCTAGCATTTTTATTGAACACTCCAGAGTAATCATTTATAGTTGGAGGAATCATTCCGTTAGCAGTGTATACGCTATTATCAAGCATATTGGCACGATTAACCCTAACACCAAAACCGCTCTCAGCAACTTGAACTGGAATGCCCCAGTTGTTTACATTATTTATGTTGTCTACAACAAGTATGTCGTTTACATATATTTCATGTATATCTTTTATCTTATTTGGAAGAGGAAGTATATCTGTTCCTGCACCGTAAACTACATTCACATCATCATATAAATAGAATTTTTGCTGTGTGTAATTCTCAATAACCTTACGTGCATATCTTTCTGCATCTAAAAGTTCTTGGTAGGTCTTGTGGTTAGGATCATTATAATCAGATCCAAAGCCTAAAGTATCTACAGCTTGAGAAATGTCTACATATGGCACAACAACATAGACCTCATGTCTTTTTAAGACTGGAGATCCATCAACTTCGTAAGACCACTCTGCCATTAATTCTTTTGGAGAATTAGTTACCTCTAGATCTGGATAAAAATTGTATACGCCAATATCAGTTTCTGATTGCTCTGCCGTACCAGTAGATAGTAAGGTTTCTGGAGTTACAGCTGGGTTATCTTCAGGAGCTTCTGTAATATCGTATAGGCGTACTTCTGGAAGATCGTCTGCATATGCAGATTCACCCTTCCAAAATACTCTGTGCCTTATTGCTGAGTTTGTGCCTATTAATATTTCCATTAACTTATGTTAACGTTTAGTTGTAGAAGTCTTGAACTTCCTTTGGTGTCGCTAAACGAAAACCCTCCTCTGAATCAAAAATTGTTTGAGCATCTTCTTCTGACATTGCCACAAAAGGATGTTCTTTTGTAAAGGTGTGACCAAAGATATCGTATCTCATGTTCTCTCTTGTCATTCTAACAAGTATTGTGTCTTCTGGCTGAGCCTTTGGATCAAACTTTGGGAGAATTTCAATCTCTTCGGTATCTTTTTCAATTGCTTCAAGTGTACTCTGGTAAACATCCCAGGTAACGCCTTCTTCTGATAGTGCTGCAATTATGTCTTTTTTGTTTTTTAAGTTTTCTGTGTCAACTGCAAAGTCTGTTGCAATTACTTTTAATTCGGCTACTTTTAATGTGTCAAACGACATATTTGTTTCTCCTCTTTCTAGGTCCTTTAATTATAGCATTGATAAATTAAAATGAAAAGCCCCCAAAATTAATTGGGGGCCTTTCGGTAGTTTAATTCTTAATTAATTAAGAAGCAACCTTAACGTTCTTTACAACTACCCAAGCGTCTGCCTGCTCGATTTGAACGCCAACACGAGTATACATTGTGTACTCGATTGAGTCCTTACGTGGCCAGAAGAAGCGGTAAACAGTAACATCACGCTTGATACCAATAACAACGTTATTTGGGAATGTCAAGTGGACGTCTCCGTGTGAACCTGATGGGCTAGCATATGTACCTGTCTGTGTCTCAGGAAGCAATGGAACTTCAACGATTGGAATACCAAATGCGTATGGAGCTACATATCCTGCTGGACCTCCAAGAACTGGAACATCACCACGGATGATGCCTGAAGCAATATCCTGTGGAGTAACGTTCTGAATGTTCTGTGAGTTAGAGTATAGGTAATCCTGGATCAAGTTTGATCCCGCAAGGAAGCGAAGGTCTGTACGACGTTGCTTGTACTTACGTGGAAGTGCCTTGAGAGCTGAGTTAAATACTGCACGAGAAATTCCCGCACCAGCTGCATCGACTACGTGACCGTGTGTCTTTGCCTTCTTAACTGCACCATCAAATGACTTGTAAAGAGCATCGCTTGATAGTGATGTATCACCATTAAGGATTACGTCTTCAATGTCGTTACCTGCCTGTGTTGCCATCAAACGTGCAATGTGATCTTCAAGATCTGCACCTTCGATGTTATCTTCTAGAGATTCTGTTGAAAGCTCCCAGTCCATGCGGAGTTTCTTTGTTGTGAGAGAGATCTTTGAGAAAGTTACACCTGAGTTAACTCCTGTGTTCTCGCCTTCTGATGCAAGCTTTACAAGCTTCTCACCAATAGACATACGATCAATTTCTGTTGTGTCAGCCTTCATACGGACAGTACGTGCAACTTTACCAATTACGGTAGCATCGAACATATAGTCCAAGAATCGTGCTGATTGTTCTGGGTTAAGGAGACCACCATTGCCATTTTCTGAAGCAACGTGTACACCTGAACCACCAGTTGATGAGCCAAAACCAGTTGATACTGTTGCACCAGCTGCTGCGGCTTTTTCTAATAATTCATTACTCATTTTTATTTCACCTACCTTATTTTAGTTAAAGATTTCATTTACGGAACCGAGGAAAGCTCCTGACCATTTTGATTTTGATTTGGTAAATACCTCAGACCCGCCAAGGTCAGAGGACTTCTTAATTGCGGTATCGCCTTCTACAGCATCTACACGCTTTTGAACACCATCAATGGTGCCCTTGATTTCAGCAACAGCATCACTAAGTGCGCTGTGCTTTTCTGCCAACTCAAGAATTCTAGCATCGACATTTTTGCTGAAAGATTCAACAGATGTTTTAATTTCTGTTACCTGTGCAGCGTTTGCCTCTGTAGCCTTTGTGAGTGTCTCGGAGAAAAAGCCTTTTAGATCGCCTAACATTTTTGCAAAATCAGGTTCATCAACCATAACTTCTACTGTATCGGCTGCTTTTTCAACGTTGTCGGCAGAGGTATCTTCAGTTGCAACTTCTGCAACTTCTGATGATTTGTCAAAAAGATTGACGTTTGCTTCATCTGCTACTGGAGCTTCAACAGCTTCTTCGACAGGTGCTTCTACGACTGCTGCTTCGGCTTCTGGAGCTTCTACAACATTATCAATGTTTGTATCTGACATTTTATTACCTCCTTCTACGTTTGCCTGTTTTGCTAATTGTGTTTCAGGCAACGGTAATCTTGACTTCTTAAATGAAGCAAGAATCTTATTTATTTCTTTTGACTTGTTCATATCAGAACTTTCAACCCAGCCTATTAGCGTAGCTGGCTTTCCTGATACTGGTGATTCAAAAGTTTTTTCTGTAGACATGAATACTGAGTCGCTGTCTTCGCAGTAAAAAATATTTTCGGTAACAACTTCGGTTGCTAATCCTTTGTAGATCATCTTTCCGCCTACTTTTTCAATAGAAAAAATATTACATAGTTCGTTTGCTGGTGAATCTACAATTGAAAGTTCTACTAGGTCGTAGTCTTTAATAAATCTGACTGCTTCACCTGTAGCTTTGTTAACTTCATTATCTGACTCTTTAATCTTTCCGCCAATAGAGAAACCAGAAAGAGTGCCGTCAAGAACTTTTTCCCAAGTATCTTGTGCACCCTTTGAAATGTATGATGTTACATAAACACCATTATAAAATGTTTGAGACTTCTGATCGTAGTATGTTTCTGGTTTGAAAGAAACAACTTTACCAACTGCAATTGACTGATGCATCTCACGAAGATTTCCTCTGAAATTTTCAAAAGCTTTGATGCTTGCCTCTGCTGTTACTACGTCGCCTGTTTGATCTACGTTATCTAATGTAGCGAATCCAGACACAGTTCTATTCTCACGATTGACCTTTGTAAAGGGTACGGAGAGATGAAGGTTTTCACCATCGGTTGACCAGTGTGACTTTTCGATGTTCATATGCTTAATTTTATAGGTTTATCTACTCTAACGCAAATAGCAGTTGATTAAACTTATTTGACTTTAGGACCATCGCCTTTAGGGTTTCTGGCCTCTCCGCTTTTATCTGGGGCATTGGCAGATCTTTGCTGATCTCTTTTTTTATTGCCCGTCGACTTTGCCTTTTGGTCAGCCACCTGCTGTGGCTTTAAATCTACCATTTCATCGCCACCCTCTACTGTTGTCATATTTTTTCTAATACGAACTTCGTTAGGAGTAATGACCTGCATTCTCAAATAAATTTCGTCAATACGGCTCTGGGTCTCTTCGTCAGTAAGGCTGAGTTCGTTAAACTTTAATTGGACAACATCTGTTTTTTCCGCAATTAAATAATTTAATTTCTTTTCAAGTCTATCCTGTGCTGGACGGCAAACCTGCTCCTTAAATGTTTTATCTGCATCTCTAGCAGCAGCAAGGTTAATTCCTTCTGGAATACCTATCTTGCTAATTGGAACACGGTGAGCTAAAAGAATTTCATCTCTATTAGACTTACGATAGATATTGAATGAAGACTCTTGCTCTCCTGCCTCAATTGGCTCCATTTTAAATTCAGTCTTTGAGTCTGGAGTATCTGCTGGAAGAGGAATATATAATGATCTATGATTCTTTCCTTTTAATCCAACCTGGAAAAATTCAAGAAGCTTTCTTTCTGATTCTGGTGAAAGCTTTGCTCCCTTTACTGTAATAATATATCTTGGTACCGCCTTATTTTCAAAGTAGTCCAAGTTATACCTGCCAGCAAATTCATTACCTGCCAACGCTTGCTGAGCAGCAATAATATCTGGAACTCCATAGTAGTTGTTCATCGGAGTGTACTTCTTTAAATGTATAATCTCGTTTGGTCTGTCTTCTTGTCCAGCAATTGGGCTAGGGGTTTCAAGGTCTCCAAAATTACGGAAGTATACAGCCTTGCCATAAAGCAATTGAATAAACCCGTCACGGAATCTACGCACACGCATTGTCTTAGCTGGTATGTGGCCGATATAGCCTATATCTCCTGCTGTTGTACGTCCTATCTCTATGTAGCCGTTTCCAGTCGCCTCAAGGTCCGTGTAGGCCTTTATAAGGGTCTCTGTAAAGGACTCCTCTTCATTACAATCATCTAACCATTTGTCTAGCTGTGTCTTTATTCTATCAATCTTTGTGCGAGCTCGATCTAATTGCTTTTGATCTGTAATTGCATCCATTGCATCTTTTGCCTTTGATGTTTCTGCAAACATATATCCTAGGCCAACGATGTTTGAAACCTTTGCATTAATAGCGGCATAGTTGTATGTTGAAACTTCGTATATCTTTGAAAGATATTCTAAATTATATGTTGGCTCTACAAGGTCAAATAATGCATATCCGCTAATAGCCTGTTGCAATAAGTTTTGCTGTGTCCCGACCCCACTTGTTCCTACAAATGCTTTAGAGAAATCTCTGTTTAATTTGCGTTTAAAATTTGTTCCTAGCCCTCTAAGCTTTTTAATATCCTCTAGACCAAGGTTGAATGGATCATCATGCTCTTCAGATTTTTTAAATGAGAACCAGTCCGCTGTATTAGATATATCAATAGTATCTACGCTATTGATTTCATCTTCTATTGATTCTAATCTTTTTGTCATTGTACCGCTCCGTTTCGCAACATTGAGTCTTTATAGACACCGATGTCTAATGGGTCTGGTGTTAGCCCCCACTTTAATCTTTCGTTCTGGTGTTCAAATTCTTCATCATCAATTTTTCTGCGTCCTGAAAGGAACTTGGGATTACCCTCATATATACCATATGAGCGAACTTCTCTAGCCAAAGCATCGATCTTGGATCTGTTTCCTTTTTTGGCTGTGACTGATAGAAAGTTTCCATCATCGTCTCCAATCCATCTGCCATCAGGCATTTCCCACACATATATCCCTAGTGTGGTCTCTTCAATGATTCGTGTATTTTTATTTAAGATATCCATAGTACTCAATCATACCATTATCAACGGCTAAAGTCCAAATTTTGTCAACTGATTGACACTTATTATATGGATATTGCTTCAGGCTCGACAGAAACAACTAGGTAAGCGGTAGAATTTGTACCAGAGGTTGACTCAGATACGGTCATTAGGCTATCGGATACTGTATTTATAATATTATCAGTATATAGCTGATAGTGCCTTGCCACATCATACTGCGTAAATGCTGTAGGATATATGCTTAGATTATTATACATATTGTTTCCTCCAGACTTTGTGTCTGCTTGGTTTTGATTAAACTTAAGGCTTGTTGCAGCATTTGTAGATAGTGTAATTACTACATAATGTGGAAGCCCTATTGAAAAGAATTCGGATATATTTGTAGCAGATGTTCTGTCTATGCCATTTACATATACTGATGATACTCCAGTTTTACTGATTACCCCCAAATTGTCCCATTCATATATTTTTGAGGGAGCCGAGAATAATACGTTTTGACCACCGTCTGGAGTAAATATTAACTCTATTGTTCTGGTAGACAAATCTGAATTAATTGTAAAGCCGTGGCCATTGTACATTCTAAGGCCATTGTTTTTATTATATGACAAAATTGTACTATTAGATCTTGGCAAGGAGTAATCATAGTCTGAGGATATATAGTATCCAAAGTTATCGCAATAAAAATCTTTATTCTTAAAGAAGTCTACATGTATGGATTTAAGTATTGGTAGATATTTAGATGTGTCGGATGAAGACATAGAAGCTTGTATGTATAATACTGGTGCTATTTGATTATCATTCTTATTGAAGAATGGAAGTGGAGAGCCATTTATACAGTCCTCCCATGTTGTTCCATCTATGCTTGCCTTAACTGATATGCCATCTGTATCTGATTCCCAATATATCTGTGAGCTAGTAATTCCAAGTGTGTCTGGTATTATAATTGAATCTGTAAATGTAAAGCTTCCGCTTAATGAACTATCAAAGTATAGGTATGCCTCGTCTACTGACATATTTACATTTTCGTTAATAAAATTTTTCCAGGATCTGGACTTAGGATATGAGTAGCTCATTACTGGCTTCATCATTGCTGTGTTCATGCTAAATAAATATCCACCGTCATTGCTTACAATCTGCGAATACTTAATTTCTTTAATTCCATTTCTATAATGCTTTATGATCTGAGCATCAGATAAATTGAATTTATAGAAAGCAACGCTATCAATTATAAAGTTGTTTAATGACGGCCCCGACCTAAAATTGACTGATGTGTTTTCAAATCTATATTTATCAAGGCTGGTAAAGTTAACAAGTGAGCCATTTATATACAAAGAAATTTTATTGGTAGAAAATTGCCCAACAACATATATTGATTCTTTATTACTTACTTTATATTCAGCCGAATTTAATCCTACCTTAAAAATTAAATTCCCATTCTTATAAAAAAGCCCTATAGAGTTTGTTGCATCTGCAACTATAGATACCTCAGAAGCACTGTACTCTGGCAATACAACCCATGCCTCTATGGAAAATGAATTGTCTGCATAAAATGAATTAGCTATTCCAGGTACATTAAAGTTTACTAGTGTATCTGATAATACTTTTGTTCCTCTTACACCGCCTGCTATAAGTGGCATTAGTTCGCTTGAGGATGCATTAATTGCATAGCCATCGTAGGCATTTCCTGAATAGTCGTATACTGGAAGTCCACTTAGTGCAGAGTAAGATACTCCACGATCTCTGAGATCGGCATAAGTTGCAAATGTTGATGTAAGGCTGGTATAAGAGCCTACGCTGCCAGACCTTACTTCATCAAGCAAATAAAATGCTGTAGGCTTATCTTGTAAGACTGTGTATTTATATGACATGTCTTACGCCTCTTCTAGTGCTTTTACTCTCGCTGAAAGTTCTTGTACTGCTTTAATTAATGGAGAAATAAACTCTTCGTATCTAAGTGCTTGTGTTGAATCTTCTTTTTCAACCCACCCGCCAAAGTCTGAGACTCCAGCTTCTTCTAAAGCTTCTTTTACTTCCTGTGCAATAAGACCGTAATGAGTTCTTGATCCTGGAATTATTGTCTCAACCTGGTTTCCATCATCATCAGTGCTGTAATTTATTCCGCCAACATTATACTTATAGCTAACTGGCTTTAATGCATTAATAAAATTAAGTCCTAGATCGGATTCTTCAATTGTATTTTTTTAAGTTCTATCAGATGAAACAATTGTT